TGGTTCACTGTTAAAGGTCCAGCATCACTATTGACTGTAGGAACTTTAGTTGTAGGTAATGTAGCAGTTCGTTCAGGCGGTACAGCAGGCGGAGTTGCACCAGCAACCGATAATGTCCTAACGGAAATTGGCGATGTTATGGCTGTTTCAGCAAACACTGAGTATTCATTGATTAATATGAACATAGGCTAATCAGGAGTAAATTATGGCTGATGCAGTTACAAGTCAAAAACTTATAGATAATGACAAACGGCTAGTTTATAAATTTACTAATATATCCGATGGCTCGGGAGAAGCATCTGTTGCTAAAATAGATGTTTCTGGCTTAAATACCAATAATGAAGGAGAAACTTGTACACGAGTTGTCCTTACGCAAATTTGGTATGACATCGGAGGTTTTAGAGTTGCTATTGAATGGAACGCTTCAACAAATGTTGTTGCACTTGTCCTTGGTGGAAGTGCGGCAGTAGGAGTCTCTTCTGGTTATTATGACTTTAGAGAATGGGGCGGTATTACCAATAATGCAGGAAGTGGTATAAATGGAGATGTTGATTTAACAACTCACGGACATACTGCTCACGATCATTACACAATAGTAGCGGAATTTAGAAAAAGCTATTAAGAATGGCTACTTCAGGAACTCGTGCATTTAATTTAGATGTAGCGACAGCAATAGAAGAAGCTTACGAGCTTGCTGGGTTAGAGGCTCGTACTTCTTATGATGCTGTTACTGCTCGTCGTTCTTTAAATATTATGTTTGCCGATTGGTCAAACAGAGGTATTCAGATGTGGGAGGTTTCTAAAGCAGAACTAACACTCACAGAAGGAACTAATGAATATACTATAAATGCTTATGATATAGATATCCTGGATGCATATATTCAAAAAACAGTGGGGGGAGTAGTTACTGATTATTCTTTAGATCGAATTGATCGTAATGAGTTTATCACCATCCCTAATAAAGCGACTAAAGCTAGACCGATTGAGTTTTGGCTAGAAAGACTGAAAACCCCAGTTATCCATCTTTACCCAACACCAGAGAATTCAACGGACAAACTTATTTACTATGTTTGGCAAAGAATAGAAGACTCTACTGCTCAGGTAAATGATGTAGATATCCCAAGTCGTTTTATGCCTTGTCTAGTTTCAGGATTAGCGTATTATCTATGTTTAAAAAAGAACGTTCAAAAATTACCTATAATAAAGGAACAGTACGAACAAGATTTAGCAAACGCTATGCGATACGATGAAGATCGTTCTTCTATCCGACTTGTTCCTAAACATGAGTATATATAATGAGCTATGCAAGCGGGAAATACGCTAAGTTTGTTTGTGACACTTGTGGATGGGCATTTGCATATAAAACAGCTAAAACAACATGGCAAGGGGATAGAGTTTGTAGTGAGTGCTACGAGCCAAAACATCCTCAATTAGATCCGCCCTCAATAACCGCCGATGCTGAAGCTTTATGGAAACCTAGATCAGAAGTGCCTTTGCCTCGTTCGCAATTAGGAACAGTTACTACCATAAATCCTTCTTCCGCAGTTATTTCAGCTACAGGGAGTAATGCAATGACATTTACAGATGATCCGATTGGGAGTAAATTTGAAGGCGAGAAAGCAACTACTGCCATAGGCAGTTTAACAGTGAGTACACCATAATGGCAGGATTTACATACAGTGGATTAAAAACAGGGATTCAGAATTATTTAGACAATACTGAAACTACCTTTGTTAATACCTTAGATACTTTTATTCAAACAGCTGAAGAAAGAGTTTTAAAAGCGGTACAGCTTCCTGTTTTTCGTAAAAATGTAACAGGATCTCTTACAGCAAACAATGCTTATTTAGCAACACCGAGTGATTTTTTATCCCCTTATAGTTTAGCTTTTTTAGATTCAAGCAGTAACTATAGCTATTTATTGTTAAAGCACGTCTCCTGGATTAGAGACTACACTCCCGCAGCAGCTACAACTGGAGAACCCCTTTACTATTCTCAGTTTGATGATACTAGTTTTATGGTAGCTCCAACTCCTTCAAGTGACTCAACTGTTGAATTACATTATTACTATAGACCTGCGTCACTAACAACAGTAGGGGATGACAATAAAAGTTGGCTTTCTGAGAATGCCCCTAATGCGATGCTTTATGGCTCTTTAGTAGAGGGCGCTGTCTTTATGAAGTCTTCACCAGAAACAATTATGATGTATGAAACTAAATTTCAAGAAGCGTTAGGAATGTTAAAACTTCTCGGAGAATTTAAAGATGTTAGAGATGAAGCACGTCATGACAGTATAAAAATAATGCCACAAGGACCAGGAAATGTTTAAAAAGTTAAAAGGAAAGAAAATAGCTATTGTCGCTATGGGCAAGAGCCAGCTAGACTATCATTTATCCATTAGCCACAGCCAAGAATACGACGAAGTTTGGGCGATAGGTTCAATGTGTGCGGTTGTGAAAGCGGACAGAGCCTTTATTATGGACCCTGCCTCTCGATTTTTTGATACCTTTGATGCGGGACCACAAACCCATGTTATGCGCAAAACTTTACCTAGATTGGATATTCCTATCTATTCTTGTGAAAAAGATAATCGAGTTCCAGGGATAATACCTTACCCTTTAGATGAAGTTATTAAAGCAACGGGGTGTTCTTATTTTAATAATAGTATTTCCTATGCCCTAGCTTTTGCTTTATATTGTAAAGTAGGTTCAATAAATATATTTGGTGCAGACTTTACTTATAAAACGAATGTGCATTTTGGTGAAATGGGGAGAGCTTGTTGTGAATTTTGGTTATCTAAATGTATAAGTGAAAAGATAGATGTAGGGGTTGCTCCTAGTTCTTCTTTATTAGACACTAATGTTCCTTTAAACCAGAAACTTTATGGATATCATAGACTTGATAATCCTCCTGTTGTATATTCAAATAGAGGAGAATTAACAGTTGGAAAATTTTCTGAGGTTATTGTTGAAGAACTTCCTTCAGGTGTTTCGGGTAGAAAAGATATCGAACCTCCAGAACCAAAGGTATACTAATGGAAACAAATGAATTTAAAATTTCGATCGGTAACTTGGGTGTAAAAACAACACAAAACAGAGGGCATACGGTAGAAGAAGTTGCTGAAATGGCGACTAAAAGATTAATTTCGGTAGCAGATACTGCTCCGAATGAAATAAAAGCACAGGCACACGCTTTTAAAAATATGTGTCATCAGGTCATTGTTTATTATATGCAAGAGGCGATTAAAAACCATATGTGTACGATATGCAATCAATTAGAACAGCAAGGTCATAAAGATCTTGCAAATATTATTAGGAGACTATAATGGCTATAACTCAGGCAATGTGTACTTCTTTTAAGAAAGAACTCTTAGAAGCAAAACACGATTTTTTACTTTCTGGAGGCGATACCTTCATGTTAGCCCTGTATACCAGTTCAGCTACTATGAGTGCTGCTACTACTGCCTATACTACAACAAATGAGGTATCAGGAACTAACTACACCGCTAAAGGTGGGGCTTTGACCAGAGTTAATCCAACAACTTCGGGGACAACTGCGTTTACTGATTTTGCTGATTTGACGTTTGGTACAGCTACTGTTACTGCTAGAGGTTGTATGATTTTCAATGACACAGCTACTGGTGATCCAGCAGTTGCGGTTTTTGATTTTGGTGGAGATAAGACAAGTACAGCAGGTAGCTTTACGATTACATTCCCAACCGCAGACGCAAGTAACGCTGTTATTAGAATAGCGTAGCTGAGTCATGGCTACTGGTTGGGGTCGCGATACTTGGGGATCAGGTACATGGGGCACTACGAGTGTCGCTGTAGCGATCACGAATGTTGCAGGAACAGGAGCTGTAGGCAATGAATCTGTTAGAGGAGACTGTAACCTAACAGAAACAGGTCTTGCAGGAACAGGAGCAGTTGGAACTATAATTGCTGCTGGTTTTGCAATACAAGGAGTTAGCGGTAACGCATCAACCGTTGGATTAGGAGACGAGACTGTAACAGGTGATGCAAACG